ATAGTTATGTAAATGAATTTACGATTCATATGCTTGTACCGACTACACAAGAAGAAATTGATAGGAGAGAAAATTTAAGTAACAAAGTACAATTAACTTCTGACATAATGAATATGTTATCAGATATTGAAGATCCTCAGGCAAAACTTAGAATACTTAAATCTTTACTTTCTAATGTGATTGATGATAATGATATATTATCAATAATTCAGGAACAAATTGATGAATTAGAAGAAACAGGTACTGAAGAATTCTCAGAAACAACAGAGACAGAAATAGAAGAGCCTTCCCCAAGTGGAAAAAGAGATTTTAATGATACATTTGGTTCAGAATTAGCTGGTGAAGCTCCTGAGGAAACAGAGACAGGGGAAACTTCTGAAGAAGAAACAATTCTACCTTCACCTGAAGAACTTGGTGTAGACTTAAACAATACGGAAGAATTGTAATATAAATAAACTAGTAGGTTATACCTAAAGGAGAAATATATGTTAACAAGGAATGATTGTTTACTACTACTATCTGAATTAGAGACATTTGATAATGTTAACAAAGAAAAATTAAAACAGATTACATTAAAAACTGCTTCACAATTAAATGTGTCTTTAGATACTTTAAGATTTATTAATACTTATAAACCCTTAGATGTGAAGAATTTCTATACTCAGATAAGACAAAATTACAATAATAAAAAATCTAAGTTGTACATAAACATAGTAAAAGAAATAGAAGACACTACTAAAGTATTAACTACATTATCTGCATTGCTTACACAAGTATTACTTTATAGTGAAAAATGTGATAATAAACAGTTATTCTTACAACACAGTAGGGCTAAAGAAATATCCTTAGCCCTTTCTAAATATTTTGAAGACTATGATATTACTATATGTTTACAATTGATGAGAATAATAAAGGCCGATATAAAAGTTCTAGAAGAATTAGAAAAAGACTAATAAACAATGTAAATATTATATAATCAATGTTTATTATATAATATTATATTAATTAACGTTGTTAAACGTTAATTATATATTATTTATTATATATAATATATTATATAGAGAAACGAGAAAATATCAACTAAATCAAAAATTGTATGAAATATATGTAAAATAATGATACTTCTGAATAGGAAGGACAAATTTGACTAATGTTAGAAAGTTTTAACAATATACAGAAATTTGAATATAAAAAGTTGTCCCCAGGAGAACAGAAACAGAGAGGGATATTAGGCAGACTTGAAGGTATTATAGCAGATGGTAAAAATCCTACACGTAATGGTAGGAAATATCCTATGCCATTATGGGAAAAAGTATTTGAAGATCCTATAATGAAAGAGAAAATAGAAAATAAAGTTTGCCTAGGTGAATTAGGTCATCCTGAAGATCGTACGGAAACAGATATTACTAGAGCTGCTATATGTTTATCTGAAATGCCAAAGAAGAGTAATGATGGAAAGATTTACGGTGTGTTTGATATTATAGATACACCTTGTGGAAGAATTCTTAAAACTCTTTGTGATTATGGTTGTAATATTGGAGTTTCTTCAAGAGGTCAAGGTGACACTTACGAAGATTACAATGGTGAAGAAGTTGTTGATGAAGATACATATAACTGTGAATGTTGGGATGTCGTGCTCATACCAGCTGTAGAAACAGCACGACTTTCCTATGTAAATGAGTCTTTAGGAAACAAAACATTGTATCAACAATTGAACGAAGCACTTGATTCTGCAAAGGCTGAAGACCGTAAGGTAATGACGGAAGCTCTTGACAGAGTAGGTGTTAACTACAAAGACTCTTCCAATAAGGGTGAAGAGGATGTAAATCAGTCTAATGATGAAGCTGTCAATGACGGAGCTGATTTAGTAAAAGATTTACAGGAAGCATTGAAAGCCAATGCTGATTTAAGTAAACAAGTTACTAATCTTCAGGAAAAATTATCAGTTTGCTATGCAAAGGATGTTAAGAATGAGGCTGCAGTAGCTAAGTTGAAAAAAGCAGTTGTTACATTGTCTGAAGATGCAAGGAAATATTCAGCTGTTAGGAATCAATTAGCATCAATGAAAGAACAGCTGGAAGAGAAATCTAAACAATTTATTGAACAGCGTGATTTATGTGAATCTTATAAACAGAGATTGATACATATACAAGATTCTCGTCGTTCTTTAAATGAGAGTATTGATGCAAAAAACAGTAATATTAAAGATTTAAGTAATGAAGTTAAACAGTTAAGAACTGAATTACAAGAATCTAAAAACAATTCCTTAAAAGAAGTAAATCAATTAAAAGAAGAACTTCAGGAATTGAAAGGTGACTCACAAGTTAAGAATTCACAGTATGCTAAGAAATTAGCAAATGCTAATGCTTTAGTAGAGAAGTACCGTAAGACTGCTGAGACAGCCGCGAACCGCTACATAGAAAGTAAAGCAAAACAATTAGGTGTATCAATTACAGAGATTAAAAATAAACTCGAAGAAAATTATACATTTGATGATGTGGATAAAATTTGTGAACAATTAAGAAGCTACAAGATGAATATAAATAAATTACCGTTTAACTTTACAAAGAATAATATTAGTCGAGTAGCAATGAATGAAAGTAAACAAACAAAAAGATTTGAAAATCCTGACGATGTTTTAGATGAAAATTTTGTAAATGATATTTTAAATTCTTAAAACGAAAGGAAATAAAAGACTATGGCAAAAAATTTGCTTGAAAGTTATTCGAAGAGAATAGCTCTTGCTGAATCTGTACATAAGAAGACACACAATGGTGCTGGTATGTCAGCACAGAAGAAGTTAATGTTAGCTACATTGCTTGACAATACTTCTAAGTTTATGAATGAGGCTTTTGATAGCTCTGCTGCTACACAGCGTTCTGCTCTTGGTGATTACAAGAGATTTTGTTTGAATATCACAAACGTGAGTGTTCCGAATCTCATTCTTCCTGAGATTATGCTTACTCAGCCTATGACCTCTATTGCTGGTTATATTACTTATTTAAGATATACAGCTGGTACAACTAAGGGTGGAGTAAACGAAGGTGATTTCTTCAACGGTGTATATCGCATGGGAGAAATGACTGAGGATCGTACTCGTTACACTTCTGATAACGTTAATGAGTCTCATACTATTGACGCTAATGATAAGTTAGTTGATATTGCTAATAAGAAAGTTACTTTAGATTGGGCTCCTGTATTAGGTGTTAAGAGTATTGCTATTATAGCAGAAAACGGTGACAGAACTCCTTATACTCCTATATATGAAGGTCAACCTACAAAGGCTACAGCAGCAAAAGCCACTGATGGTACTGTTCTTGTTGATAAGACAAACGGAAAACTCAGTTTCGCAAGTGATGATGCTGTATTTGCTGAGAATTCTAAAGTTGTTACAATGTATGTATATGACAACGTAATAATTCCTCAGAAGGAAACTCCTACTTCTCTTCCAACTCTTAAGGCACATCTTGATGCTATCGACTTACACGCTCACGCTCGTAGAATAGCTATATATTATTCTCAGATTGCTGCATTCCAGGCTAAGAATGATTATGGCTTTGATATGGCACAACAGCTTGCTACTCAGGCTCAGGGTGAACTTGCTTATGAAGTTGACACCGAAGGTGTATTGATGCTTTATAACGGTGCTGAAAAGGATACTCAGTTAACATTTGCTAAGTATGTTGACGACAAAGCAATTTCTCGTTCACAGTACTATGAAGCCTTTAGTGAAATAGTAGCTCGTGCTAAGAAGATTATCTATACACGTACTCAGAAGTTTGCTCCTAACTATATGGTTTGCGGTGCTGATGTTCTTACTGTTCTTCCTTATGTAAAGGGTTGGACTCCTGCTCCTGCATCTGTTGTTAATGGTCCTTACTTCGCAGGTACCCTTGACAGCTTAAAGGTATTCGTATCTCCTTCAATTCCTGAGAATGAGTTCTTCTTTGGTGTTAATGGTAGCGACCTCCAGACTTCTGCTGGTGTATATGCTCCTTATATGGCAGTTGTACCTACTCAGTTACTTGGATTACCTGATGGCACACAGACACAAGGTTTCAGTATGATGTATGATATGAGATTGCTTTCTACTTACAACCGTAACACTACAACTGGTGCTATGGAAGATGCTGTAGACGGTCACGGTCAGTATTCTTACCTCCTTGTTGGCGGTAAGTTAACCAGCACACCTACTTATCTCAATGTTCAGACTACTGAAGCTAAGTTTGCTCCTATTCAGGGCTAATATTAGTTAATAGTTAAATATAAGGGCTAGTTGAAATATACTAGCCCTTTTGCTATGTATAGTTGTAAAGAATTGTATTATTTAATATAATAATATTAGACATTATGGCAACTTAGCTTGGTAATGGTGCACCTACTAAGTTACCAAGCTAAGGAGCTTAACTATGTATAAATGTGAATGTGGAAAAGAGTTTGAAAATCAGCAATCCTTCTTAGGACACAAGGCGAATTGTGAAATACATCTTCGAGCTACAGGAAAAGATTATTGGATCGGTGAAAATAGAACAAAGTACTGTCGAGAGAAGTATATAGAAAAATATGGGTCTTTGGAAGCATACTCAAAACATCTATCCAATGTGATAAAAGAAGGACAGAAGAAACGCACGGACACAGTTAACTATTATGCTACACATATAGATAAAGACGAGTTTGTACGCGAATATATTGAAGAAAATCGTCCTCGTACTTATATGCGAAATAAATATGGCATATCAGATTATATGATGGATCAATTAGTTAAGCGTTTTGACTGTAAAAAAGATAAGAAACAATCTGCAAAATTAAGTTGGGCCACAAAGTATGAAATATATCCTTCCGATAATATCAATAATTGGAGGAAAGGACATCAAACTCGAATAACTAATTCAGGTAGTGTTGCAGAATCATACCGGCAGTGCCGTATAAAACAACAAGAAACAATGCTTGAAAAGTATGGGGTTGCCTGTTCTTTGAATCTTGATTACTTATCAAATCATCGTAATAAAAAGAATTCAGGACCTAATGAAGCATTTGCAA